AAAGGACTATGGTAGGGCTTAATCCTACAAAGGAGTCCTTACCAAAAAGAAATACACAGTTGACGTTAGGTGATTTTTAATGGCGGGTCACAATAAAAACACTTACCGTATTATAGCAATACATCAATTTGCTGATAAGTTAGATAAAGGTCAACAGTTTAATATTAAGGAATGCGCTACGTTTCTTAATACTAGAAAGGCAGTAGGTAGCAATAGACCCCATAAACAAACACAAACTGATAGAAGACAATTGGCTATGCTTCTAAGGCAGGTCGGTATATTTACTAATATTGGAGATGGTGTTTGGAGATATGATGGATAAAAATAGGAGAAATAAATATGAATAGTTGTATAGATTGTAATAAAATAATTAGTGCTAATAAAACAAGATGCCGAGCCTGTAATATGAAGGTGAACGGTGAATGAATATTTTTGTATTGGATGAATGCCCTGTAATTAGTGCAGAGCAAATGTTAGATAAACACGTTGTTAAAATGCCTACTGAAAGTATGCAAATGATTTCAACCTGTTTAGACCACTTGGGTTTTGAAAGCCCATACAAACCTGTAATGCTTAACCACCCTTGTACTATTTGGGCAAGAGAATCAAAAGATAACATGAGATGGTTAATCAGACATACCAATGCATTGTGTAAAGAATATACTAAAAGATATAACAAAAGACACAAAGTAGAAGATACATTAGAAGAATATATGGATAGAATTGTATTGATGATTGATTCTATAGAATCTAAAGAGTTGACACCTTTTGCTATTGCAATAAGTCCAAACATGAATTGTAGAAAACTAGACAATTTTGATGAGATGACAGCAATAGAAAAGTATCGCAATTACTATATTGAAGACAAATGGTGGTTTGCTGAGTGGAAAACACAAGAGCCTGAATGGTGGCCACATAACCATTACAATATAAAAATGAAAGAATTGACAATAAGGAGAAATAAAAATGTTATGGACAGAAAAGTATAGACCTAAGTATTTAGAAGAAATAGTTGGTCAAGAGAAATTTGTATCGGATGCTAGAAATTGGACAAGTATGCCTAATCTATTATTATATGGCCCTGCAGGAACAGGTAAAACAACTGCTGCAGGTGTTATTGCTAATATGATATTGAAGGAACATCAACAGTCTAATTATTTTGAAATCAATGCTTCTGATGATAGAAAGTTAGAAACAGTAAGAACCACGATTAAAGAAGTAGCATCATCTATGAAAGTAGGAGATGTGCCGCATAAGATTGTTTTACTTGATGAAATGGAAGGTATGACCCCTGATGCCCAAAACGCACTAAAAAGATTAATGGAACGGTATAGTCATAATGTCAGATTTATAATTACCTGTAATCATAGACATAAGATTATACCACCTTTACAGTCAAGATGTGCTAATTATGGTTTTACATCATTATCTGATTCTCAGATTGAAACGGTATTAAAAACTATAATGGATAAAGAAGGCATTACATCTATTGAAGATGGCGAGTTAGGCACGTTTATAAGTAGCCTACACGGGGATTTACGCAGGGGGATTACAGAATTACAGGCTTCTGTATATAGTAATACTCCTATTAACATACAAATAGAACAAATGCAATTACCATATAATGAAATTAAAGATAGTATTGTAAACAGGGATTTCAATACTGCCCTTAATAAACTTCATGATTTAGTGTATTTATCGGTAGATATGAAAGTTATATGTCAAAACTTACATGAGGTATTTGTATCATCAGATTTAGATACTGCACAAAAATTCAAATATTTAAGAATAATAGGAGAGGCTGAATGGAGATGTTCAAACATGACTCCAAAAATATTAGCCTCATGGATGATAGGACAGATGATGTAATGAAAAAGAAATGGTTTGATTTTAATAAAGATGGTAAAGTAGATAGTGAAGATGTGAAGCATATCTTACTACGCTATGAAATCATATTGCTAGGTGGACTAGCATTAATAATATTTCCAGTATTAAATAGTGCTGGTTATATTTCAGTTTCCTCAGATACTTTTTGGGTTTTAGCAGGTATTGTTATTACCGCAGAAGCGCTGTTGGAAATTTATTATGAAAAGAAAAAAATGAGGAAGTAATATGGATGAAAGAATTACGAATGAGATAGAAAAAGCAGCCGAAAGGCTTAACATGAGTGTTGAAGAAACAACACAAAAGTATATGGAAATATGCGAACAAAATAACTTAGACCCAACAAATGATTTATTGTTGGGTAGGTCATTGTTTAGACAATGGTTTAGCGGAGCATACGCTTACAAAGATGCACCACAACAAGAAAGCACAGGAGGAAACAGTCTTGTTAAGAAAGCAAGCGGTTTCTTTATTTCTGTAAATGAACCATTGGATATGGGAGCAAGAATGATTGAAAATATTGTATCTAATTATAAGATGGATGCAAACAAAGTTTACAGTGAAGGTAAAGTTGCAGTAGCAGACCTAACTGAAGACGGTGCTTATTTAATTAAGCGACTACATAACGGAGAAGAACAAACAACAACAAAGTCTGGTTTGCCAGAAAGTGCAGTAGAAATTGATTCAGGTCATTTTATTATACCTGTTGACAGTATTGCTGCTTATGGTATGCGTGAAAACCCAAACTATGGAAAACCACTACCTGCATCACAAGTTAGAATGCAAGCAGTATTTTTGGGAGAAGTAGATGGAAATAGGGGAATGTATTATTTCTCCTATAAGGGAGCATATGCAAAGAAGTTTACACCTACAACATTTAGGTTCTTACACTTTGATTGTATCCCTGACTCTAATAAAGAGGATAGAATCTATGGTTTCAAGCAAGGAACATATGAAAGTTTAGTTTACAATTCTGAACTTTCAGAAGACCAAAGAATGGAAGAACCTTCTATGGCTGATATGCAAAACTATGTAATGGAAGTAGCAATGGAAAACTACAGTCCTTTGATTGATTTGGATAGATATCATAGTACAGCAGCAAATAAGAATTATGCTGAAAGGTTTGTGATTACAGATGGAAGTGTGATTTCTATTGATGCTACACCAAATAGAGTAGGTAATAAGAGAATGTCTATTACAGACGTAAACTCTGATTATAACTATGAAAGTGCTGGTTGGGCCGGAACTACTTGTTGGATTCCTCCTCATATTGAGATTGATTTTGGTATTAACTCAACTGTATTGGTTGTGGCTAGAACATCTCAAGGTAGAAATGACGATGGTAGTTTAAGAGAGGTTTCCTTGAATGTAAGTGGTTTACTATGTATCCATAATATGGGTGTTGTTGCTGAACCATTTGTTGCAGAAGAGGAAGACCTTGATTGGTTTTGAGACTTAAATCATATACCTGTCTTAGTGGAGAGATTGTTCAAGTCCACCAAATGGGGTGGGAAGCCCCTAAAAAAGTGATATAAATGTATAAAATAGAAAATGGAATTATTCATGGAAGCAGTTATGCTATCCATGTAGATAAGATTGAGTTTCTTACTTGGAGATTAAATGAAGATACCGGAGATTATTGGGTAAAACTTCATATTGATTCTGGTAAAGAAATTAGGTTAAAGGTGTCAGAAGATAACCTTAGAGAAATAGCGGATTGGTTATATAATAATGAAATAGATTTAGAAATTGGTGATGAATATGGATTGGACTAAAGATAAAAAAGGTAATGCTGTAAATAATAATGATGAGAAATCTAATGATTTCTTTGCAGAAACAAAGAAAAGAATTCTTGCTCAGATTCAAGAACGTCTTGATAGAGATAGAAGTCATTTATTGTGTTCTATTACAGGCAACCCTAAAGTGGGTAAGTCTGGAATAGCAATGGATTGTAGAACAGAAGAAGAAATTGAAAAGGGAATGAAGATTCTTATTTTGGATTTTGATAATGGTTGTGAACCAACATGGAGAACTAATTGGGATTCAGACCCAAACATTATGATTTACAATCCTTTAGAGGTAAGACCTGATGGTTCTACTGATTGGGAAACCACTTTTAATAATGCAAATTATTTCTGTGGTCTTGCAAAAGAAATGATTGAAGAAGGTAATGTCAAAGCATTTATCTTTGATGGTGTTGATAAGGCATTTGAAGGCTCTAGCGATGTACTAAGAGAGTTGTTAGTTAAACAACAATCAAGAGAAGGTAGTATCGTTAAGGCTACAGATTCTGTTAGAGTTTCCACATTAGATTGGAAAATCAGAAACAGAATTTATAATAGGCTTTTAGATTTGGTTTGTAACCTAAAGTGTGATAGATTTCTTATTACACATATGAAGCCTGTATATGATAACATCAATGTGCCTACTCCTGTAGGTGAAGTACCAGACTGGCATAAAAGCACACCTGCTAGATTTGTACAAATGTTACATATTGTAAAACAACCATCACAAAATGCTACCAATTATATTTGTGAACTTGAAGCAAGTAAAACAAATCCAGATTTGGTAGGAAAGAAATGGACAATTTTCACAACAAACGGTGAAAACAAGTGGTTCGGTTTACCCGAATTGCGTGAGGGAACATTATGAATATAACAATAAGCGTATCTGATTTTAAGGATGCGGTTGAGGCAATTTGGCTTAAAGGCAAATATAAGTCCTCAACCACATCTAAGACTGATGTAGTAAGCAATTCATGCTTATGCATATGCAGAAATAATAGAATGGAATTCTACAATGGAAATGATAAATCTGCACTAAATGTAAATAAAGTAGTTGACTATGATAAAGAGGAACAAATGTTTATCTTTGACATTGAAAAGGTAATGAAATATCTTAAGGTGTTTAAGGGTGAGATTAACCTCAAAGTTACAGACTCAAATATTATGTTAAAGAACAATTCTTCTAATGCTAGAATTGCTAAACTAGTTGAACATAATAATTACGGATTGATTTCTAGAATAATGAATCTTTCCTTAGAAGCCCCTGTTGTTTTTGGTAAAACAGAATTACCAACTGAATTACTATTTCAGGGCAACGATTTAGCAGATGCAATTAAGTTTTGTAATAATGTAGGAACTGCTACTTTCAAACTTAATTATGAAGCAGGTAGCAATGTTGCGAGTCTTTCTTCTCACACAATACATAATACTGAGTATGCTCAAAAGGACATACCATTAATTAATACATGCGATGAAAGTATGACTGTTGAGTTTTCAGCACCATTAGATAAATTCTGTGTTGATGAACCAATGAGAATTTTTGGTGGGGATGACAAACCAATCTTGTTATGTGGTTCAGATAGAAAGTTGGTAATAGCACCATATATAAACGATAGGTGATGTAATGATTATAAGTGTATCAAATAATAGAAATATGATAGGAATAAGATATAGAAATGAGGAGAATGAAAGGGTAGAATATACTACTACCTTTGATGATTTCAAACCTTATTTTTATATATTGGATACTGCACAAGAAATTAGAGAAGCAGTAATTAAAGATAAGTATACTAAGTTTAGAGCAACTGTTTCTCTTAATTATGAAGAAACAGATGAAGTAAATTTATTTGGTAAGAAGTTAAAGAAGGTAACGTGGTCTCCTTCAAGACCTGATTTCGTAAAGAATCTTAGAGGTTTATGGGTTCATACTTATGAAGCAGATGTTGCCTATCACTATAGGTATACTATAGATAATTTTACTGAGTTCCCGAATTATAATCTTAGAAAGTTTTATTGGGATATGGAATGGGTTTCGGATGACCATCAATATGAAGGTGCAATTACTTGTATTGTTGTATATGATAATTATAAAAAGAAGTATACTACTTATACATGGTTTCCTAGAAAAATAAAGTTTGAAAAGAAACCAAATCATTTGGTCTTTGATTCTGAAAGAAGAATGCTATCTGCGTTTGTGGATGATATTATAGATAAAGACCCTGATATGTTGATTTCTTGGTTCGGTTCAAAGTTCGATTTGCCGAAGTTAATACAAAGATTGTTACATTGTAACATAGACCCAAGAGCAATATCTCCATATCAAGATGTGAAAGGTGTTTATTTTGATTCTGGAGGAGTTAAGTTATCAAGAGCAGTAGAAAATTATTCTCCTATTGAACAACCTATTAGGGGGAGATTGACTCTAAATCTTGACTTAGCATTTGAAAGACAATGGAATGATGCTCAAAAAGGAACGCTTCCTTCTCTTGCTTTGGATTATATATCTGAGACAATTTTAGGTGATAAAAAACTAGTTAGTGAAAAGTTCCCAGATAAAAATGAGTTTTTTTCCAGAGGCTGGCTAGAAGATACTGATAATTATTTATTGTATGCAGAAAAAGATGTGGAATTAATTGTAAGGATTGATGAAGAAAACTTTACATCAGAAGCAGTTTTATCTTTACAGCGTTTACTGATTGCTCCCTTTGATGCTTGTTTTTATGCGAGCAATATGGGCGGTATATATTTTATGCGTAATGCAGATTGGAAAGCACCTACAGGCTCTAAAGATGAAAGAGTTGATTATGAAGGTGCTATGATTTATGACCCTTCATCAGAAGGCACAAACGGATTACATTTAGGTGTTGCTGCATTTGACTATGCGGGTCTGTATCCATCAATGATGATTGCAAGAAATATATCGTGGGAAACTAAATCTAATGTTCCTACAGAGTTTGGTGTTAATATACTCACACCAAGAGATTTCAGTGATGAAACTGTAAAAGAAATGAGATACTTCAAAACTGATAAGTTAGGTCTTTTACCTAGAGCAGTTTTAGAATTAAAAGAACTTAGAAATGAGTATAAGAAAAAGATGAAAGAATCCACGTCAAAAGAAGAGTATGCAAAGTGGGATACTAATCAAATGGCTGTAAAAAGATTAATGGCTTCTTTTTATGGTGTGGTCGGATATCAAGGGTTTGCTTGGGCTGATACTGATTTAGCCGCTAGTATTACTGCTAGTGCTAGAGAAGCAATTAGAGAGGCTGCGTTTATAGTGAGGAGTTTAGAATGATAGAAACAATTGAGACCATACTTAAGATAAGTGTATTTTCTTATGTGTTAACATATAGTTTATGGTACATTGGTAGTGCATTAGATTTTGTATTTAGCAAAATATTTAAGAGGTATTTAAATGAATTTTAAAACATGGTCTGAAGATAATTTTGCTATACTAGCATTATGGAGAACAGTATTTTCATTTGTTAAAGTTATTATAGCAATGGTAGTAGCAGTGGAGTTGTTAACTTGAATAGATGTAGTATGTGTAATGAAATAATAAGTGCAAAAAACACAAAGTCTTATGATTATACTCGTAGAGATTATTGTGGTATTTGTTATCTTAAAAAGAAAAAACAAGAGAGAAAGGAGAAAGGATTAAAATGAAAAATTATTGTTCGTGTCAATTTAATAAAGGACATTCAAATGTTGATAAAGAAGGTAAATGCACATATTGTAGATTAAAGGTGAGACTATGAAAGTAGTATACGGCCATACAGATTCTATTTATGTTCAAGTTCCAATGAATAGAACAGGTGAAGTTCTTGATTTATTAAACACCAAAGTTAGAGAAAAATTTCCTAATGTTATGGGATTAGAAGAACATCCTGTAGTCTTAGAGTTTGAGAAATACTATGAGTCTTTAGGTGTAGGTATAACAAAGAATAGAAATGCAGGTCTTATTTCCTGGAAAGATGGTAAATATTTAGATGAACCTGAATTTGTTATGACAGGTTTTTCTGCTAAGAGAGTAGCAATTACTAAACTAGCAAAAACAGTTCAACTAGAAGTGTTAAACAGATGGGTAGGTCAACAATCAGAAAAAGAAATTACTGATTATTTGAGAACAGAATATAATAGAGTTATCAAAGGAAATGTTGAGTTGGATGAAATTGTAAATAGGTCAAGGTTTAGACCTGAAAGATTTCAGTATAAATGTAAAAGTTGTGAAAAGGGATATGATGTTAATAGCATTTTATCTGAAAGAGATAGATTTAGGAAATTACATACTGCACCTTTTTGTTCTAAATGTGGTAATGAATTTGAATTTGTTACTGTAGGAGGTAAAAGACCATCAATAGGTTCTGGTGTTGAAGGGGTTTTGTGGTATAATCAATTCTCTTCTATACCAATTAATGATTCTTATATCTATATGAAAGTTTCAGACGACTTACAAAGACCTACATATATTAATCCTATTACTGGTATTAGAAAAAGACCATCTTATGTATCTGCACCGACCCTTGAAGAACTCGCAACTGAGAGTCCTGATTATAAACATTATGCGGATTCTATAATAAAGAAGGCAGAACCTATATACCGAGCAATGGGCTGGGATTTAAAGAAGATTACCATTGACGAAAATCAAACAACATTAGATGAGTGGTGGTAATATGAATAAAAAAGAAAAATTAATATTAGCATGGAGGTATAATAATACTATCAATGCTAAACAATTCAAAAAACAAATGGAGGAAGAAGAATGAGAGAATATACATACCAATGGTATCCAGAAAAATATGATGATGAAAACGAACCTATACTAAAGATTACCAAATCTTCGTTTGGTTCTTTTCAATGGTGTCCTAAGAAATATGAATTTTCATATCCACTTAGAATGCCCCAAACCACAAGCGAAGCAATGATTAAAGGTACAGTTGTACATAATAGCAGAGAAGATTTCTTTAATGAATTTGATGTTAAAAAAGCACAAGATTTAAGTTTTACTGAACTAGTAGAATATAATATGGGCCTACACCCTATTGATGATTATACTGAAATGTATAGGACTCTATCAGTATTTGAAGCAGAACGGTTTATTCAAGCAAAAGAGAATGATAGTGTAGACGAATATCTACCTGTTATAAATGAATTATTATTGAATGCAGTAATACATATACCTCATGATTTGAATCCTAAATGTATTTTAGAAAGAGACTACAATGTTCACTTACAAGGAATCATTGATAGGATGTTTGTTCAGGATGGTAAATATATACCTATTGAATTAAAAACAGGCCCGTGGAAAGATTATAAACTAACTAGTATGAGAAAAGAATTAGCATTTTATAAGATACTTATTGATGCTATGACAGATGAAGAAAAGATAGAAGCAGGTTTAGATATTAATGCAGAAGTAACTAATTGGGGTTGGTATTATCCAGCATCTAATTACATTCAAGTAGAGGCAGTTAAATCTGCAAGTATGAAAGCAGTTTATAGAGGGATAACAGAACTGATTAAAGCGTATGAACAAAAACAATTTAATGCAAAGTATTATTATAAAACTTGTAGTCATTGTAGTTTTTATTCAATATGCCCCGCAGCACAGGAACAGGAATGGTTATGATAGAAGATAAAGTAATTAAAAGATTAAAAGAAGGAAGTTGGACATTTCAACAAATTAGTAATGTATCAACGTTAATTGAAGAAATAGCATCAAGCGTTTATGATGAGTTGGATGCAAAAGCCAAATTAGATTTAGTTTGGAATGTAGAAATATATGATGGTGATTATAAAGTACCATTTGGTCAGATATTTGCTGAACAAGTATCAGAAGAATTAAAGGCCAGAATAGCAGAAATAATAAAAATAGAACTAGAATCTGCGAAAGTTAATTTTAATAAGGAGAAAGATAAAAATGAAATACCCAAGAGAAGTATGGGCAGGAAGCCACATAAAGAACGCACCCCAGATGAAAAGGGCGATAGTAAGAAACAGCCATGAATATCAAGTATGGGTTAATGCGTTTAACGGTAAAATGAATTGCTATACTACAGTCTATGACTTTGAACATTTTGCTGTGGATAAAGCCGTAGAGAATACAGTAATATTGGACAGAATGTTTTTAGACTTTGATGCACACGGTCAGCCCTTACAAACAGCATTTGATGACTTGAAAAAGATTTTAAATCAATTAGAAGAAGATGACATATATTTTGTTCCGTATTTTAGTGGTAATGGATTTCATGTAATAGTGTATGGAGAGGTTGCTAATGATATCAGGAGCATTCAGCAAACTTTTTCCGATTTGGCTAAAACTGCTCCTACGCTTGATAATACGGGTATTCAAATAAATAGATTGAAAAGAATACCTAATACTGTTAATCTTAGTAGTGATGGCCCGTATTTTTGTATTCCTATTACTAAAGAGGATATTGAAATAGGATTAGAACATATAGTGAATAAAGCAAGTAAAGGTAATTATCCTTCTGTTAGATATGGCAACAAACTCCAAACTTGGAAAGAAGTTAAACCAATAGAAGAAAGCGATATTGAAGTTGTTGCTCCTAAACCACCAGGAGAATTACCTATTTTACCTTGTTTGTATAATTCAATAATGGTAGAAAATCCTGGTCATTTTGCTAGAGTTTATCTAGTTCAATGGTATAGAGATATATTAGCCATAGGTGAAAGAAATCTAGATGCAGAAAAACAAGAAGAGATTGTATCTATTATCATGGATGAACTAAAAACTATTTCTAGTAACCCTAATGTTTGGTTAGACTGGGATGAAGCAGTAACAGAAAAACATGTTAGGTTTGTTGTAAGAGGTGGTTATCATGCACCTAGTTGTAAAGATAAATTAATACCGCAAGGTTATTGTATTGGAAAATGTTGGAGATATCCAGACCATAAGTATGGTGATGCAGAATGAATAAGTTAATTGTTGATAGTAGAGAAAACTCAGAACTTTATACACAAATAAAGGAAGAGTGTACTAAACTGAATATACCTACAGAAAAACAATGGTTGGAAATAGGAGATTATGTATTTAGTGATATCTGTTTTGAAGCCAAATCGTCTGTTGATTTCTTGCAATCTGTAATCAATAAAAGATTGTGGAATCAACTAGATAATATGGACAGACATTATGAACATTGTATTTTAATTATTCATGGTTCTATTCATGAAGCATTACAATATAAAAATTATGTTAATCTAAATATACCAAATAGATTATTACAAAACAAATTTTTTGGTGCAATAGGAAGAATAACATTAGATACAGATGTGAAAGTCTTTTGGACAGAAGGCCCAAAGAAAGCGGCAAAACTTATATCAACCCTATGTAAGATGCGCCCGATAGAGCGAGATGTAATTCAACCACATCTTCTCAAAAGAATTACTACAGATGATTTAAGGTTAAATATGTTATGTAGTATCAAGGGTATTAGTGAAAGTAAAGCCAAACTTTTAATAAAGGAGTTTGGTAGTATAATGGAAATAGGTGAAGCGACTATCACAGAGATGACTAAGTTAGATGGGATAGGAACAACTCTTGCACAAAGAGTGATTAATACCTTAAATAGTGAGGATAAAGTGATAATATGAATAATGAATATGATGAAGATGAAATGTATTATAGTATGATTGATGGTGGGGAATATGCTCTTTCAGAAGAGGTTGAAAACCCATTACCAGCAGTTGTATCTAGTTATACAGATGATGCACTATTAGCATCTAATTTTAATAGAACCCCTGCAATAATGTCTTTCTTTGTTGTTGTTGGGCAGTTATGTAAAGGCATGGTAGCAATACCTAGTAATTTGAATACTGATGATACTAGGATGCAATTCTTATGGTTACAAACATCAGGAACAGGTAAATCAACTTTAACTAATTGGTTTCTACCTATAGTTAAAGAATGTTTCAAACTTGTAAATGATAAGCATGGAACTGATTTTGATTTGTTTGATATTACAGATTATACAGATGCAGCATTAATAGGAAGTATGGAAAAGAAAAAAGAATTGATTCAAGATGAAGATGGTAATACTACTGAAATAGAAGTTGATGTTCAAATAGATGGTCAATTAGAAGGAGACGGTTTAGCAATTTGGGATGAGTTTGAGTATTCTGGTATTTTTAAACAATCTCAACACAAAGAAAATGCTGTAGTATATTTGAATACTTTTATGAATACTTTATGGGGAGAAACATGGGTAATTAAAAAGAAACTAAAAAGCGGTGCAGTAATTGAATGCAGGTGTCAAAGGTCATCATACGCTACATCATACATACCAAAGACTCTTACTTCTGTAATTACAGAAAAGGGTGTTCTTCAAAGAATGCTTATGTTTGTATGGGAAGTCCCACAAGAAATTCAAAGGGGAATGAGAAGAAGGCTGATTGCAGACTTTGGTAAGATAGGCGTTAAAGATGAACCTAAATTAAAATACTCTCAAAGCCTTTTGACTATTTATGATACTGTTAAAGAAAGGTATGAAGAAGTAGGAGAAGACCCATATAAAGTAATGAGATTTACCCCAAAGGCAAACGATGTTCTTTTGAGGGAATGTATCTTGATGGAGGAATATATTGCACACAGTAGGCCAGAAGTGTTTAGTGCAGTTGAAACTTTTATTAACAGAATATTAAAACATATTGAGAAACTTGCCATATTGTGTTCTATAGCAGAAGCACCTAGTATTAAGGATAAGAGCAAAAGATTTGTTGTAACGGGTAAAAACGTTGAACAGGCATCCTATGTTGTGCGAAACTGCTATAAGAGTCTTGTAACTTGGCTAGATGAAGCCCTGCGTGTCGAGAGAAGGGCTATCGTAGAAAACGCTAATTATGGTGTATTTAAAACAGTATATTTAGAATTAAGCAAAGACGATGAATGGGTTCATAAAGCGAAATTAATTAAAGAAGTTCAAATTAAAACTCAAAGAGGACAGCAAACAATCTATAATTGGTGGAGCAAAGTAGAAGAAAAGTTTGCAGCAAAGAAAATAAACAAAAGTGTTTATGTAAAATTAAAAGGTGAAAACGAATGAATTATGAAAGAGCAAAGTACGAGTATAAATTTCTTGTATTCAGCATTTTAAATGGCCCAAAAAATATGATTGATAATTTAAATGCTGAAGGTGAAGATGGCTGGGAAGCATATGATAATCTAACCATTGGAGAAGATAGAATTGTTACTTTTTTAAAGAGAGAGAAATCTCCTCCTAAAGTAATTGAACCAAAGGCTGAAAGAGAAAAGACATTAACAAGTCTATGGGGCGGAACAGGAGATGAAGATTAATGGGTTTCTGGAACAAGGTATGGAGACTTATTACAGTTAAAGATGGGCCGGAAGGCGATAAAGGAGACTAAACATGAGTAATGTATTAGCGTTAGATATTGAAACTAAAAACTATTCTCATGAGATAGGAGGATGGAGAAACACACATATGTTTATTCCATCTGTAATATGTACATGGAATGGTGATGTAGGAACAATATATATTGATAAATCAGTTGATGATTTGGCTAAGTCTAATGTTATAATTAAATCAATTAGAGAATTGAAATTTGATTTAGATGAACATATTCAAAAAGGCGGTGTTGTCTTAGGACATAACATTGCTCATTTTGATTTACCTGTTTTAAGAGATTCTTTAGATATTTTTTGTATCAATAAATATTTCAACAAGAAGGCTTATATTGATACTAGTAGATTAGTTAGTAGTGAAACAGGTGAAAGATATAGTTTAGGAAATTTAGTAAAACATACATTGGGGGATTCTAAAATCATGGAAAGTGCTGATGCTCCTATGATATGGAAACAAGGAGGATATTCTGAAGTAGCAGAATATTGTCTTAAAGACTGTGAGTTAGTTTATGACTTATGGAAATACGGACAAGAGAATGGTTTTGTAAAAGGCTTTTCTATTGACGGAGAAGAGATAAAAAAAATAGAGGTGAATTGGTAAATGGTAGGAACTGTTGAAGTTATACTATGGGTTATTTTTATACTTGTAGTAAGTCTATTATTCTTTGCTGCGTTTGGTTCAGATAAAATATCTAATCAAACAATTGAAGAATATATGGAGAAGTTAATTAGTGAGGAAAAAGAACGTGGCCCTTAGAGAACAATGTGGCGTATGTGGCGTTCACACTATACCTAGAAGAATACTAGGTTTTTATGTGGGGTCTTCGCAAAGAGTCAAAATATGGGAGTGCAGGGAATGCGCTGCTTTATGGTCTGAAAAAACCATGACTCTTGCGGAGTCCCACTAACTTTTTTTTATGTCAAATCAAAATTCTGACAAAGCCTAAAAATCGCTTTATTCAGGAATAAAACATTTTATCCGATATGTAAAACAGGATTCCATCGGAAATTATGGTCGGAAAAAAACCTTCATTGTGGTCGAAAAATCCCTCATTTTTTTGGGGTTAGAGCCGACTCAAGAGCATGAAATCTTCTTTCTTTCAATCTGCTCGTTACGGATTTCGACCCGCTTAGGCAAGGTTTGGTAGTCTAAAATATCAGACTTTTTTCC